GTAAGAACTTTGTATGAGAAATATGGGCTGACGCCAGAGTTTATTAAGAGCCAGAAGGATATTTCGAAGGTTCTGTATGGTGGCAAGAAGACTAAGAATGGGCCTAGGAAGGCTAACCATCACATGGGCAAGAAGATGAAGGATGCCTATGTAGGTATTTATGCTGATAATTTTGAGACGTATATGAGTATTCAGAATTTCAGTATGTTCTGTAACATTGCTTTGAAGCACGCTTCGGCTATTATGGCAACAGAGGTGAATGCTCATATGATGGGGCTTGGGCCTCTTGATCGGCCGTCACAATTGCTTGTGGAGGCGTTCAATGAGTTACATCCTCTACGGGTGGAGTCCAAGAACAGGTTCTTAGCGAAGCGTCAGAAAGAGCATGAGAAGATGCTGAAGGAAATCAATGGCGAAGCATCCAAAGCTTAGTGAGAAGACACGGGAGAGGATTGTAAATAGTATCCCTAATTTCTACCTCCTCTCTCCTGATGACCAGATCCGTGAAACAGTGAAGCTTATTGCGGGTGATTTTCTTCTGTTTTGTGAGCGTAATCTCATGATCCGTGATAAGTATTCCAACCAGTTGATTCCATTCTATGATGTGTTGAACTGGGAGCAGATGGAGCTTATCAAGATGGTAGCAGAGGATCTCGCTACGGGGCGTCCTATTCGGTATATTGTGTTGAAGGCCCGTCAGATGGGTATGTCTACATTGATTGAGGCGATGGGGTATTGGTGGACATCTACTCACCGGTTCACCACTACGGTGATTATTGCTCATGAAAAGGAGGCCACGAAAAACCTCTATGAGATGTTCCGTCGGTATTATGAGTATTCTCACCCATCGTTCAAGCCTGATCGGAAATATAACACGAAGCAAGATCTTACCTTTGATGTCTCTGACGAAGTCAAGAAAACATATGACGCGCAGAACCTGCCGTCTCCTGGGCTACAGTCTGAGATTAAGACGATGGTAGCTACAGAGGGCAAGGGGCGTTCTAGTACGATTAAGTTCCTGCACGGATCAGAGGTCGCGTTCTGGGATGACTCTGCGGATGTCACATCTGCTGCGGTACAGGCTGTACCAATGGCCCCAGAAACTTTTATTTTTCTGGAGTCCACTGCCAATGGTATTGGTGGGTATTATTACGATGAGTGGAATGCCGCCAAGCGGGGTGAGTCACAGTTCCGTCCGGTGTTTTTCCCATGGCACTCACACAATGAGTATGAGACACCCAACATTATTGATGATGATCTTGGTGACTTAGATGCCGAGGAGGAGGCACTCTACAAGTTGTTCGAGCACGAGGGATATGATCGTGCGTCATGGCCTCGTAAGATCTATTGGCGTAGGCTAAAAAAGAAGGAGTTTCGTACCGACCCCAAGAAGTTCTATCAGGAATACCCCTCCACCCCAGAGGAAGCGTTCCTCGCCTCTGGTCGGCCTGTCTTTGATGTCCCTATGCTCCAGGAGATGGAGCGTATCGCAGTGGACGCACAGAAGACTCATCCGTATATGTGTGGTGATATTAAGAAGGTTGTCGACCCAGAGACCGGTATGGAACGTATCAAGTTCATTGAGATACGCCGGGTGGGCGATAATGACCCAACCCCACTACGTGTGTGGTGGGATGTTGATCGTTCGCGCAAGTATGTGATTGGCGTGGACGTGTCAGAGGGTATTGAGGTGGAAGCGTCATCAGGTAAAGAGGCTGACTTCTCTGTGATTACTGTCTTTGATGTCCTAGCCCGTAAGGTTGTGGCACGCTGGCGTGGGTATGCTGACCCTGACCAGCTCGGTGAGATCGTGTTCAATATTGGTACATACTACAATACCGCCCTTGTAGGGGTGGAGATCAACAACCATGGTATTGCCACTGCCGCCAAGCTGCGTAACATGTTCTACCGCAACCTATATATGCGTGAGACGGCAGAGGATGAGCAGTTCCAGGTACGCACCACTAAGTTTGGTTGGCAGACAAACAAAAAGACTAAGCCTATTATGATCTCTGAATTGCAGCGTTCTATCCGTGAAGGTGATATAATCGACTTAGACATTGTATTCATCCGTGAAGCAATGAGTTACATTAGAAAAGATAACGGTGCTATGGAGGCTCAGCAAGGACAGCATGATGATGTTGTAATGTCTACAGCAATCGCCTTACAGATGGCAGATTGGTCTCCATATAACACGGAATATGCAGCAAAATATATACAAAAACCAGTAAAAAGGTACAGGAATGCCACCACAAGAACAACAAAAACCGGACAGAAATACCAAGGCGCTAGCGGAATTAGCAAAGCCATCGAACGCAGAAGACGATCACGAGCGGTTCACAGAGGACGATAAAGCCTCTGGCGAGCTCCAACTCAAGGATATCTTGGAGCGCTTCTCAGACCCATCAGTGCGTGAAGCCCACACTATTATTGAAACTCTCGTAGCTAACCTAGCAGGTGGGCTACCTAAGTTTCACTTCACTAAGACAAATGAGGAGCAGTCGGACGACACCGAGGTGTTGAATAACATGCTCGATTACTACATGCTTGTGAACCGCATGGGCCTCAAGAACCAGGAGTGGGTGCGCGAGTCATTGCTCTATGGCACTGGTGTCTTATACGTCACCTGGGCCAAGGGCCGCCCCGTAATCCAGAATATCCCTCTGCGCGACTTCTTTGTTGACCCAACCTCTACCGGGTTGGTTGAGACAATGCACAACGCACGGTACGCAGGCTTCCATTACTTGGCTAATATTGAAGACCTCAAGCGTCAGAAGATTTACGACCCTAACAAAGATAAGTTCGTGCCTAAATATACAGGCCTAGATGACGCTGGCCTCTTCACTACAGAGGGTAACAAGGAAGGTGAGAACGCCAACAGTAGCATGGACAAGGAGTTCAAAGATATGTTCTCTAACTCAACATTGTCTGAGAACGCACCGAAGAACCAGGTATATATGATCCTCCTGCACGACCTAGACACTGGCCGCATCTACGAGGTAGCGAATCGTAAGAAGGTTGTGTTCTCCGCTCCTACCTGGTGTCAGCGTAAGGAAAAGGTCGTAGAAGGTACAACTGAATATGAAAGGCAGGAAGTCCCCACCAAGAAGAAGCTTCGGGCTATTGAGCCTTTTCTTCCATTTGCCGTCCTGCGTGACTACGTAGACGTGTCGCAGTTCTATGGCTCTGGCGAGATGGAGCTTATCTACCGCGACAATGAGCTCGTGAATGACTACGAGGCGATGGACATCGACAACAACGCCTACCAGAATACCCCAATGTACTGGGTTGACCCGCAGTACGCGGACTTTGCTACCGAGATTGAGACCATTCCAGGTGCGGTATACCCGATCCCCCGTAATGCGATGGGTGTGATTGAACGACCTCAACTCTCTGGTGACCTCGAGAACAAGAAGCTCGCAGTTCTCCAGCGTATGCGTCGTGCCACTGCAGCCGATGAGGCAGTGCAGGGCGTGGCCCAGCAGAAGGGTTCGGCTACTGCTACCGAGATTCAGAACCAAGTCAACCAGGCAAACACGCGCTTCGCCACTAAGACGGCTAATATGGAGTCTGAAGGGTACGCGCAGCTTGGATCTCTTTTGTTCAAGCTCATCCAGGTGTTTGTTACACGCCGTAGCGCGGTACGTATCGTTGGCCCACTTGGTGTTACCTTTGGTGACTATGACCCGTACGAGTACGATGGCGAGTGGGAGGCCCACGTTGAGCTAGACAGTACGCTCAAGCAAAAGGAAATTGAAGTGGGTATGCGGGATGAGAAGAACAAGGAACTCATGCTTGGCAACCCGATCTTCAACCAGGTTGAGTTGTCTCGCTACTTCCTCCAGAAGAACGACCCAGACCTCACCGACGAGAAGTTCAATGCCATGCTTGCGCCTCCTGCTGAACCTGAGGAGCGCGATCCATACGAGCACATTACTATTAATTACAAGGATGCATCACCATGGACGAAGTACCAGATCGAACAGGCTCTGGAGCTGCAGCCAGATCCGAGCCACCTCAAGGAAATGGAAGTGAACGGGATTTTGCAAGCCAAACGATCCGTGGATGGTCTCGATCCAACTCTCCACGCGGATGGCTCGCCAGTAGAAGGCTTGGCAAACCAGTCCACATCCATGCCTCAGTCCCAG